AACTCGCCGAGAAGGAAGCGAAACAGCATGCCGAGGAAAAACGTCAGAAGAAGTTTAGCAATGTGCTGGCAATAGCAGCGATATTTGAACATCTTATAGTCTTCATCCTCGGTGTCCTCGTTGAGCATCACACCCAGCTCTTCGCTTGGATCGCGTCTCTTTTTCATTGACTTCACCTCACTCGTTTTATTTCTTGGTTATACGTTAGCATACCTCAGAACCGTTGTCAAGCATAATTTTATTCCTTGGTTATATTTTTTCTTGACATTTCATTTCCGCTGTGTTACCTTGTGGCTAGAAGGTGGTGAAAAGCTTGAATACAATCAACGATCGAATCGCTTATTTAATCAAAGACCTTAGTATCACAAAAACGAAATTTGCCGAAACCATCAACTTGAGCCAGCCGTTCGTGTCCGCCGTTTGTTCCGGTTCAAAAATGCCCAGTGACCGCACAATCTCGGATATCTGCCGGGAATTCAATGTTTCGCTTGCTTGGCTGGAAGACGGCGAAGGGGAAATGTATGTCCAGCGCAGTGAAAACGAGCGTATGGCCATGCTGTTCAACGACGTGCTGGCCGAAGCCGACGAATCCACCCGCAAGCGCGGCATCGCCGCCGCCCTCGATATGCCCCCGGAGTTCTGGGACAACATTCTCGAATACGCGAAAAAAATCACCGGAAGCAAGTAAAATGCTTCCGGTGATTTTTACAAAAATGCTCATAGCTCTTGACTGTTCTGCTATCATTTTGTATTCTAAAATAAAAAGGGGGCATTTTTTATGAACTGGCATGAATGGATGTATTACCTCGGCATTTCTTTCGTTGCGTGGGTAATTGCATCGCTTTTGAATGAATGGGTGCTCCGAAAAGATCCCAGTGAACGGACAGCCTTTAGCACGCTTATTTTCATCGTGTCCATAGTTTTCTATTTCATCGGATTTATTGTAACCCTCATCGCCACATTCGGCATTGGTCATCTTACCTTGTCTCGCTTAGAGGGACACGACGAATCCTCATACAAATCCGGTTATATTGCTGGGTATAATGACGCAAAGGCCGGCAAGAAATATGATTCTGAAATGCCCACAAAATAAGTCCAAACGCCCGAAGCGGTGATTCGCTCCGGGCGTTATTCTGACTTCACGATGTTCCGCATGAACCCAACAATGATGTACTTCTGCTCCGGCGTGGCCTGTTCCCATAGCTTCTGCATTTCCTCGTCTACGGTTTTCGACATCTTTTCCATTCTTTCGCCTTTCTCTTTCCAAAAAACATGGTCGATTTTTTGTGCAACATCCTAACTTGAATCGTTTCCAGATTCGTCCTATACTGGAAGTATCAAGGGATGCCCCGCCGCCATGTTCCCGGCGGCGGGACTTTGGGCCGCTGCAAGCGTGTGGGAGCTGCTTGCAGGTTTAGCCTACCACGAACGTGCCAAATCCGTCTACCACCGGCCATGGGCTTCCGTGTCCATGTCCGTTGGGAAATCAATGAAAGAGGGAGAAAATTTGAAACAAGAACTATGGGAGCTATGCCGTGACAAGAAAGATTCTGCAAATCCGCGTATCACCAACCAGCAGCTGGCCGAACGATCCGGCCTGTCCCAGAACGCCGTCGGGCAATATCTCCGCGGCGAAACGCCGAACGCGCCGCTCTCCACGTTTGGCCCGATCTGTAAAATGCTTGGCGTCTCCGTCGACGAATACCTCGGGATCGAGCATCCCGCTCCTTCTTCTGACGCTTTGCAGGCCGTCCACTTGGAACGCGACCACTACAAGCGTGAGATCGAGCTGTATAAACGTTCCCTTCGCACGCACCGCATCGTCACCATCATCCCTTGTCGTGATCTCTCTGGTCATCGATCTTCTCGTTCCCAATGTCGGCTGGATTCGCGATACCATGTCCATTTTACGGGAGGTCTCCGCCTATGCCTGAACCACATATCGCAGCCGCCTATGTCCGCGTCTCAACCGATGACCAAATGGAGCTGTCCCCGGATTCCCAGATGGAGAAGATCCGGGAATACGCCGCGAAGAACGGCCTGCTCCTGCTCTCAGAATACATCTTCCACGACGACGGCATTTCCGGCCGGGCTGCTGAAAAGCGCCCCGGCTTCCAGCAGATGATCGCCACCGCCAAAGACCCGTCCCATCCGTTTGATGTCATCATCGTCTGGAAGTTCTCCCGCTTTGCCCGCAATCAAGAGGAATCCATTTTCTATAAATCCATCCTGCGCAGCAAGTGCAAGGTCGATGTGGTGTCCGTCTCCGAGCCGCTGATCGCTGGCCCCTTCGGCAGCCTGATCGAGCGGATCATTGAGTGGATGGACGAATTCTACTCCGTCCGCCTTGCGGAGGAAGTCAAGCGCTCCATGACCGTCAATGCAAAGAATGGCACCCTGCAAGCTACACCATCCTTCGGCTACCGCGTAGAAAACCGGCAACTGGTCATCGTCCCGGAAGAAGCCGAGATCATCCGGGAGATCTTCCGGCGCTTCATCTCCGGTGATGCCATGTTTTGCATCGCGAAAGATCTGAGCGCCCGGGGCGTCCGTACGCACCGTGGGAATCCCTTTGAAAACCGTACCATTGATTATATCCTGAATAACCCCGTCTACCTCGGCAAGCTCCGCTGGACGCCAACCGGCAGGACATGCCGAAATTTCAAGAACGAGGACAGCATCATCGCCGACGCGCTGCACGAACCAATCATCGATGCCGAAACCTGGGGCGCCGCGCAGGCTCGCTGTGCCGAACTGAAAAAATCCTATAAGCGCTACGGCAAGCCTTCCTCTGAGCGCAAGCACTGGCTGTGCGGTGTTGTCCGCTGCTCTACCTGCGGCGCGACGCTCATTTGGGTAAGTCCGCATTTTATGAAATGTAACAACTATGCGCACGGACGCTGCACGACCTCCCAACATGTCGCCGTCGAGTCACTGGAAGAATCCTTCCTTGCCCAGCTTCAGCACGATTTGACGTTCGCGGAGTCTGTCGCTTGCGTTGTTCAAGCCGCAAAACCCGCTCATTCCGACCAGCGCTTACAGCAGCAGCGTGCCCGTATCGTCTCCCGTATTGATCGCCTTCGTGAATCTTACTTAGACGGCGTCGAGACGCTGGAAACCTATAAAGCCGCGCGGCAACAGATGCAAGCGCAGCTTGACGACCTCGACGCGCAAATTGCCGAATCCGCAGCCGTCCCCGTCGTCGATGCC